AGAGTGAACAACACCGTAAATGTTTCAAACCCACCAATGACTACTTTGTTGAGCTGGATTTTGATGGTTATCACCTGCGTTTACTTTGTGAGCAGATTAACTTTGAGCTAACTAGCGATTCAGCACACAAACAATTAGCTAAACATTACTTTGGAACTCAAGATATTACAGAAGAACAGTATCTAGAAGCAAAACAAATTAATTTTCAAGCAATTTACGGTAAAATACCTAAAGAACATAGGAATTTAGAAATATTTAAAAAAATTAGTAACTTTATCAAAGAACTTTGGCGTGTATACGAAGAAGATGGCGAAGTCTTAGAACCTATCAGTGGGAAACCATTTGGTAAAGAGCTAAAAGACATGCATCCAGCAAAGCTAATGAATTATGTTATGCAATCTTTGGAAACTTCAAGAAATATTCTTATATTGAAAGAAGTACTGCGATATTTACAAAACAAAAAAACAAATGTAGTGCTCTACACTTACGATTCTTTTCTTTTTGACTTTAGCAAGGAAGACGGTATAGAAACATTAGATGATATTAAGGAGATCTTAGAAGAGGGTGGAAAATACCCTATTAAATTTAAACACTCAAAAGATCTTTGTTTATAAACACGAAAGATATTTATATATGATACAAGAAGCTATCGTAAAGGGGTTTGATTATGACATTGACCCCATTTATTTAAATGAAGATATGAGCAACAAATTATTTTGTACCTTCGCTACACAAGATACTCTAGAAGGAGTTATTGAAGAAGTTAAGGAGAGGTACAATATCATATATAATAAAATCTTTGTACTTTATTCAAAAAGTCAAGATGAATATATTTGTACCTATAATGTAGATTTCGGGAACGTAGGTTCCTTTTTAGAGAATACTATATTAGTGCATCGAAAAAAAGAGTCGAATACACTTTATACTATTAATGCACTTAATACCCTAATTAAGGAGTTGAATGGAGGAGTACTTGACACATCTTATAGAATTAACTGGCCAGATTACAAAAACTGTGTACTATTGACTAAAGGCCCAGAATTAAAAAGAGTCAATACTAAACTTTATAGGATTATAGAGTTGGAGAACTGAAATTAAGTTCTTATATTGTATTAATAAACGTTATATTTTAAAATTAGTTATATGGATTTAAATGCTATTAAAGCAAAACTCGACACGTTAAACAGTAACGGTCAACAAAAAGAGAAAACAGATTATTCAAAGATTTTTTGGAAACCTGAATTGGGTAAGCAGACGATTAGAATCGTTCCTTCTGCCTTTGACCCTGCATTTCCGTTTAAGGAATTAAAATTCCACTACGGTGTAGGAAAATACCCGATGGTTGCTTTATCGAATTTCGGTAAACAAGACCCTATCGAGGAGTTCGTAAAAGAACTTAGAAAGACAAACGATAAAGACAATTGGTCTCTATCAGGAAAACTTAACCCTAAGACAAGAGTATTTGCTCCTGTAGTAGTAAGAGGTCAAGAAGAAAAAGGAGTTAGATTATGGGGCTTCGGTATTACAATCTATAAAGCATTACTTGCTTTAGCAGAGGATGAAGATATTGGAGACTTTACAGACGTTATTAATGGATGGGATATGGTAGTAGAGCAACAAGCTGGTAACCCTTACCCTGAAACTACTGTTCGTATTAAACCAAAACAAACACCTCTATCAGATAATAATGAATTAGTTGATATTTGGTTAAAATCACAACCTAATCCTACAGAAGTACATACTGAGTATGATTACGATTACATTAAAAAACAACTACAAGGTTATTTAAATCCTGGAGCTGAAGAAACTACTACAGCACCGGATAGTAATATCGATAAAACTCTGCCAGAAAGCTTAGGTCAACAGAAATCTGACTTTACTTTGGAAACAGCTACGGCTGGCAACAAAGACACAGTTAGTAAATTTGATGACTTATTTAATGAATAATGGCAAAAAAACAAGAGACACAAGAGAAAGCGGCAGCAGCTGTACGCAAATCATTCAACTTAGGTAACTTTAAAAAGAAGAAAGGCTTTGCAAATGCATCTGTAAAGTTTAAAGAGCAAGGGTGGATTCCACTTTCTAAAGCTTTTCAAGACATTACGTCTCTACCGGGCATACCTACAGGTCATATAACTCTTCTTAGAGGTCATAGTGATACAGGTAAAACTACTGCGTTATTAGAAGCTGCAGTAAATGCTCAAAAAGCAGGTATACTACCAGTTTTTATTATATCAGAGATGAAATGGTCTTGGGAACATGCTAAAGAAATGGGTTTACAGTTTGATGAGGTAAAGGATGCTAACGGTACAGTTACCGACTATGAAGGTCATTTCTTATACGCCGATAGAGGTTCATTAAATACTATTGAAGAAGTAGCAGTTTATATGGCTGACCTAATGGACGAACAAGCAAAAGGTAACTTACCTTATGATATGTGCTTCTTCTGGGATTCAATTGGATCTATACCTTGTGATCTATCAGTACGTTCTAATAAGAACAATAATGAATGGAATGCAGGAGCAATGTCTACTCAATTTGGTAATAACCTTAATCAAAAGATACTATTATCAAGAAAAGAGAATGCACCGTATACTAATACGTTAGTAGCTATCAATAAAGTATGGACTATGAAACCTGAGCATCCAATGGGTCAACCTAAGTTGCAGAATAAAGGAGGAATGTCTATGTGGTATGATGCTACACTAGTAGTAACGTTTGGGAATATTACAAACCCTGGAACTTCTAAGATTAAAGCTGTAAAGAACGGCCTTCAAGTAGAATTCGCTAAAAGAACTAATATTCAGATAGAGAAGAACCACATTGGAGGAGTACAGTCAAGAGGAAGGGTAGTGATGACTTCACATGGATTTATCGAAGACGATAAAAAAGCTATTGACAAGTATAGAGATGCTCATAAAGAGCACTGGTTAAAACTTGTAGGATCTATAGATTTCGATTTAATAGAAGAAGGCGACCTAGAAGAAGAAAGAATCACTCCTAATATTCTCGATTAATGGCATACGATGACATTCTAAATAATTTAAAGGAAACCCCTCCCCGAGCATTAAATGACCATATCTTAGTCATAGATGCGATGAACACCCTAATACGGTCGTTCTCGTTGCTCAAAGCGATGAACCCATCAGGCACCCATGTCGGCGGCCTGGTAGGGTTTCTTCGTTCCTTAGGGTACGTAACTCGAATTTTTGACCCAACAAGAGTAATTATTATATGGGATGGGAAAGGAGGCTCTACTAATAGAAAAAATATAGACCCTAATTATAAAGCTCAAAGAGCAAATTCAAGAATTACACACTGGGGGCTATACGATACTAAAGAAGAAGAGACCGAAGCACTTATAGGACAGTTATATAGAACTCAAGATTACTTAGACTGCTTACCAGTACATCAAATTGTAATGGATAAGTTAGAAGCTGATGATATTATGGCATGGATAGCTAAAAAAGCTTCTTCATCAAATGTTAAGAAGTGTACAATTGTATCATCCGATAAAGACTTTTTGCAGTTAGTAGATGAAACTATAGAAGTTTATGCACCTATAAAAAAGAAAGTCTTTACTAAGGATAATATATTTGATGAGCTAAAAGTACTCCCGGAAAATTACAATATAGTCAAAGCCCTACTAGGTGATAACTCAGATAATTTACAAGGAGTAAAAGGTTTAGGTATTAAGACAGTTGTATCACAGTTCCCTAAACTCTTGACAGAAATAACAGACTTAGATTATATCTATAAAGTTGCGGAAGAAAACTTAGACGGTAAAAAAATCTTTGCAAAAATTATTCATAATTGGGACAGAGTTCTTACTAACTTTGAGTTAATGGACCTACATATTACTTCCTTAGACGATAAAGAGAAGGAGTACGTTAACGAAGTATTAAACTCACCAGTACCTAGTCTACAAACAGGTGCTTTTCTTAGACTATTAGAAAAAGATAAAATAGAAGGTATTACAAAAAATACTGAAAGTTGGTTAGAGAATTATAGAGGGTTAATCACAGCATAATGAACTACAGATTATTTATTATCGGAGCAGGATTCTTTTTTCTTGCACAGACATTATCTTGGTTCCAAACTAACGGTCAATTTTTAAATAACTGGGTTAGGGATAACCCAATAATAGTATCAGGCCTTTTTGGAATACCGGTAGGTATGTGTTATATTTACGGCACTACTTACGTTGTTGAAGCTTTTGAAGGAAAGTTATGGCCATCAAGACTTACAGGCTTTGCCACAGGTATATTTAGTTTTGCCATTCTCAGCTATGTTTTTATGAAAGAAGGAGTTAATCTTAAAACAGGTATTATATTAGGATTAGCTACAGTGATAATAATGTTACAAGTATTTTGGAAATATGATTAAAGGAATAATAGCAGGAAATTTTGATGTACTACATCCTGGGTATATAGAAATGTTTAAGGAGATGAAGAAACACTGCAGTACTTTAATAGTACTATTGCATACTGATCCATCGGTAGAAAGACCTCACAAACTTAAACCTATTCTAAGCACATCAGAAAGAAGGGAAATGTTACTTTCCCTAAAGTATGTAGATGATGTCGTTTCGTATACGTTTGAAGCATCACTTTTAGATTTGCTAAGGTTAGGAGAGTTTGATATAAGGTTTTTAGGAGATGATTATATAGATAAACCTTTTACTGGAGACCATCTAAAGATACCAGTACACTTTTTAAATAGAGATCACGGCTGGTCTACAACTAAATTTAAAAAATTAATAGCAGAAAGTTATGAACGCAGTAATAGTTAGTGGGTACTTCAACCCTTTTCACAAAGGTCATCTAGAGCTTTTTGAAAATGCAAGAAGGAAAGGAACGGAACTATGGGTTATAGTAAACAGTGACTTTCAACGAGAGTTAAAAGGGAGTAAAGCATTTATGGATGAAAATGAACGGTTAGAAATTATAAGAGCACTCAAAGTAGTTGATAAAGCTTTCATTTCTATAGATAGAGATTCTACTCAATGTAAAACTCTAAGCACTATTAGTAATTTTTTCTCTTACGATTATTCTTTATCATTTGGCAACGGTGGTGACCAAACTAACGAATCAATACCTGAAACAAAAATATGTAAAGAATTAGGAATAAAACTTATAGACGGATTAGGAGATAAAATACAGTCTTCTTCTTGGCTATTAAAAAAATAAATCATATATTAATAGAACATAAAAAGGTTATAGATGACATTAAAAAGTTTACAAAATTACGGGAAAGGGTTCCAATTAAAAGTTTTAGGGTCGTTACTGACAGATAAAAGTTTCTTACTTAACGTAAGAGATGTTTTACATGATCATTATTTCGATGCAGATTCACATAAGTGGATAGTCAATCAGATAAAAGATTACTTTGATAAGTACCACACCAGTGTTACTATGGACGTACTTAAAGTAGAGCTTCAAAAACTAGAAAACGAAGTTCTTCAAGTAGCGTTAAAAGAAGAGTTAAGAAACTCATACGAAGCTACACAAGATGATCTAGAGTACATACAGGAAGAATTTCAAACCTTCTGTAAGAATCAAGAAATGAAAACCGCTATACTAAACTCAGCTGATCTACTCAAAGAAGGAGACTTCGACGGTATCAGAAATCAAGTTGAAACTGCAATGAAAGCAGGTATGGATAAAAACATTGGACATGAATATAATAAAGACGTTGAAACTCGTTATCGCCTCGACTATAGGCCTACTATTCCTTCTCCTTGGCCTATCTTCAATGATGGTATACAGGGAGGATTTGGCCCTGGCGACCTGGCTATTGTTTTTGGTAATCCAGGTGGGGGTAAGTCATGGACTTGCGTTGCTATTGCTGCTCATGCTGTTAAAATGGGCTATAACGTCAACTATTACACTTTGGAACTTGGAGAGGACTACGTGGGAAAACGATTTGACTGTTATTTTACAGGGTACAGTATTGATGAAGTCAATAAACACCGTAAAGAAGTACAGACGTACGTTGATGGTCTCAAAGGCAAACTTATCGTTAAAGAGTATGCTCCAAAGAATGCAACGGTAAACACTATTAAGTCACATATTCAGAAATGTACGGATATGGATCATAAACCAGATTTAGTTATTATTGACTATGTAGATTATTTAAGAGCTCCCTCTACAGGTAAAGGTTTCGAACGTAACGATGAGATAGATGATGTATTTATTGCAACCAAAGGTTTAGCAAAAGAAATGAAAATCCCCGTAATTACACCGTCGCAGGTAAATAGAATGGGAGCTAAAGATAATGTAATTGAAGGCGATAAAGCAGCTGGGAGTTACGATAAAATGATGGTAGCAGATATATGTATATCTCTATCTAGACAAAAAGAAGATAAAGTTTTAGGTACTGGAAGAATTCACGTAATGAAAAATAGATACGGCCAAGACGGTATGACCTATAACATTAAGATGGATACTAACAACGGTAGAATTGAGTTTGATGGAATCTCCAACCCAGCAGACTTATTAGAAGATGAGAGTAAACCTAAGTTTACCTTAACCCGTGAACAAATGGAAAAAGTTTTATAAGTTTTCAGGCATAATGTTGAATATATATCATATTTATAACCATGCCCGAAGGAATTTTCTCCTCGGGTGTTTTTGTCTAAATTTTTTTAATATTAAATTATAATTATATATGAGTTTATTAGAAGAACGGGTTGTGTATAAGCCCTTCGAGTACCCACAAGCATACGATTACTGGTTAAAGCAGCAACAAGCACACTGGCTTCATACAGAAGTACCAATGGCTCAAGATGTCACTGACTGGAAATCTAATATGAAAGATCATGAAAAGAATGTTGTCGGCGGTATCCTGAAAGGATTTGCACAAACAGAAACAGTAGTAAATGACTACTGGTCAACACTAGTTACTAAGTGGTTTAGAAAGCCGGAAGTTATTATGATGGGTACTACTTTAGGTTCTTCTGAAACAATACATGCGGAAGCTTATTCATTACTAAATGAGCAGTTAGGTCTAGATGACTTTGCAGAATTTATGGAAGACGAAGCTACTATGGCAAAAATAGAATCTTTAATGAATGTTAGAGATGGGCATAATGGAGAAGCTAACTGGCATGATAGAGCTAAATCTCTAGCTATATTCTCAGCATTTACTGAAGGAGTTAATTTATTTTCTTCGTTTGCAGTTCTTTTGTCATTTAAAATGAGAAATAAACTTAAAGGAGTAGGTCAAATTGTAGAATGGTCAGTGAGAGATGAAAGCCTACATTCAGAAGCAGGTTGCTGGTTATTTAGAACTCTTATGGAAGAGCATCCTGAATTTAAAACACCTAAATTAATTGCCGATATCAACGAAGCAGCTAAATCAGCAGTAGAGTTAGAATTTAACTTTATAGATAAGATATTCGAAATGGGAGATCTTGAAAACCTAACTAAAGAAGAACTAAAAAACTTTATAAAACATAGAGTTAATACTAAAATGGGGGATTTGGGATTAAACCCTATTATACCTTCTTCAGAAATAGATAAAGGAGCATTAAAGACTATGAAATGGTTTGATGCAGTAATCGCAGGTAAACAACAAACTGATTTCTTTGCAAGTAGAGTAACAAACTACAGTAAAGGTCATTTGGATTGGTCAAACGCATTTTAATATGATACCAATAATAATATATTCAGACAAATTTCTTGATAAAATAGGTATCTTTTTTAGGGTAGGAGGTATAACTTTATTTCCTTTCATTATAATAAGAAAACCTTATAAGAAACTGGTTAACCATGAAACTATTCACATATACCAACAGTTAGAGCTTTTAGTAATACCCTTTTACCTACTTTACATTCTAATGTACCTGTATAACATAGTAAAGTACCGGAATGTATTTGAAGCTTATATGAACATACCTTTTGAAAAGGAAGCATATGCAAACGAAAACGATTACACATACATAAAAAAACGAAAGTTATTTTCTTGGATTAAATATTTTAAATAAAACATGTCATATATAGTAGATACAAGCAATTGGGAATCCGGAAAAGACTACCCAGAATGGATGAACGAAGTTTCATTAGCAACAATTTCAAAAGGTTATTTATTACCGGATGAAACTCCAAAAAAAGCATTTAGAAGAGTAGCTGATACAGTAGCTCATAGACTAGATCGTCCTGACTTAGCGAATAAGTTTTTTCGTTATATGTGGAAAGGATGGTTGAACTTAGCCTCTCCTGTACTATCAAATACAGGAACCGATAGGGGACTGCCCATCTCTTGTTTCGGTATCGATACACCGGACTCCATTAGAGGTATCGGCCTTACTAACGCAGAGTTAATGAGGCTGACTTCTCTAGGAGGAGGAGTAGGTATTGGACTATCTAAAGTTAGAGGTAGAGGTAATAAAATAGGTAAAGATGATATGGGTCAGTCTGAAGGTATAGTACCTTGGGCTAAGATTTACGACTCTACAATTATTGCTACTAATCAAGGAGCAGTAAGAAGAGGAGCAGCATCAGTTAATCTGGATATTAATCACCCAGATATAGAAGAATACCTAGAAATAAGAAGACCTAAAGGAGATCCTAACAGACAGTGTCTAAACCTTCATCAATGTGTTGTAGTGGATGATAGCTTTATGCAAAAACTAGAGCATAGAGACGCTGAGGCAATGGGGTTATGGGTTAAAATATTAAAGTCTAGAGTAGAAACTGGAGAGCCTTACATTATGTTTACAGATACAGTAAATAATGCTAATCCTCCAGCATACAAAAAGAATAACCTAGATGTAACCATGACCAACATTTGCTCAGAAATTACTTTACATACTGATGAAGAGCATAGTTTTATTTGTTGTCTGTCATCGGTTAACCTTACTAAGTGGAATGAG